CACCGATTGCTGGCATATACCTTATGAAACCACTGGTTATATGGGAAAGAACAGCAGTGAGTTAAAAGGTCCTAAAGGACATCCAGCCATCTTTCCCAGAGAATTAGTAAGGCATTGTTTAAACATTGCTGGACTACAACAAGGTTTAGTATTAGATCCATTTGCTGGCACAGGCACGGTAGCAATGGTCTGTCAAGAAAGAAAATTAAATTCAGTATCAATAGAAATTGACAATGATTATGCTGATTTTATTCAACAAAGATTAAATAATCAATTAAAAAATTATCATGATCTGTCCCCAATGCAACCAACCTAATACCACTCTACAATGGTGGTTGGATGAACACAACCACTGTTGGGTATGTCTGCCGTGCGGAATGGGTCGGAGAGAAGAACAGAATCTGATTGAAGCCAAATGGTACCAGGATCATCCCAATTGTATTAAATAAAAGATGATACCACACCTAGAACACCGACATCTATTAATCAGAGCCCAAGTTAATGCACCACCTTTACAAGATTTTAATCTTGCCGCAGAATTAGAAAATTTAGTCCGTCACATCAATATGCGTATACTGTCAGGACCACACACAGCGTGGTGTCCTGTAGAAGGTAACCGGGGTTGGTCAGGCACAGTAATCATTGAAACATCATCAATTACATTTCACTCTTGGACAGAATCACACTATCCTGTGATTCAATTAGATGTGTATTCTTGCAAAGATTTTGAAATAAAAACAGTATTGCTATGGTTACAACAGTTTGAACCAGAACGCATAGATTACAAATTCCTAGACAGAGAACACGAATTTAAAACTATTGCAGTAAATAGTATTGAACGGATTCCAGCATGAACGGAGACATTGAACACACTAACCTAGAAGCACACGTGGCTATTTGTAAAGCAAGATTTCAAACCATCAACGAGCGACTGGATCGCATCGAAGAAAAATTAAAAGAAATATCTGCCGTGGTGGCCAAAGCCAACGGTAGCACAATGAAAACAGTGATCTATTCCTCGGGCACAGTGATAGCAGGACTGCTATCTACCATTGTGGTACTGTTAATAAAAATGTAATGCATTGTAAGATTATTGGTAATGGCCCCAGTCGTCGTCAGTGGATACTACAAAATTTTACAGATATCACATTTGGTTGCAATCAAATCTATCAAGATTACCAACCTACATTCCTTGTAGCACAAGATCGTGCTGTGTTAGAACAGATGGGTCGCGCGGGTGTGCGTACTGTGTTTGTACCACACGACCGATTGAGACAATACGGCACCTGTGGCATACCCAATGTGCAACCCATCGCTTATCCAGAAAGGGGCAGTCAGGTATTGTTGTCAGGACACTGGGCCATGCTGTTGGCCGCACGTCTGGGATTCACTCGTTTAGAATGCATTGGCTTTGACCTAGGACCCGAAAGTATCTACAGAGAATTAACAGACACCAACACTGCTGAACACTATCAATGCACCGCGGATCGAGAACAACAATTTTTACGACAGATGCAGAATCTATTTCCTGATGTAGATATTATTTTTTTAGATAGAAATAAATAATGTTGCGGATAACCGTAAGGCCCGCTGATGTCTAATAATTTAGGACAGTGGGTAGTGCTGTAAACTACAAGCAAAGAACGTTCATTGCAAGTACGGATAATCTTCGGACCCGGAACACAACAAACACAATTCCCAGCGTTAATTATAACAACAACAAAAAAGGAGTAAAGCAATGGCTTTAGTCGGAAACGCAGGTACATCAGTTTCAAATTCGTTTATCCAAATGTGGTCAGACGATGTGAAACAAGCGTATCAGCAAACATCATCAAAACTAGTTGATGCAGTTAGAGTTGTAAGAAACGTAACTGGTTCAACTTACAAATTCCACAAATTATCAAAAGGTGGATCAATAAAAAACAAAGCAAGATTTGAAGATATCACAGCAATGTCAGATACTTCTAAATCTTTATCTGGATCGGGAGCATACACAGGTGGCACAGCACAAAACTCAGTTGTGAGTGCAACTTTAAATAACTTCCATTCTGGAGAATATGTGGATGACATGGATATGTTCAAAGTTAACATAGACTTAAGATCTACGTTCGCACAATCAATTGCGGCCGCTCTATCAAGAGCAGTTGACCAAGAGATTATCGATGCGTTAGATACATCTACACCAACCAACATCAAAACAACTGCTCAAGGAGCAAATGGTTTGAACAAAGCGGCTCTATTAGAAGTACACGAAGCGTTAAATGCGTTAGATGTACCAATGATGGACAGAGTACTTTTAGTATCACCAGCGGCTCTTACTGATATCTTAACTGATACAACTTTAGTATCAAGTGATAATGGTATCATCACTGACACAGCATTAATGACTGGTTATGTGCCTAATATCTTTGGTTTCAAAGTTATTACATCAAACCTTTTAACTGCTGATTCAGTAGTGAGAAAATGTTATGCATTCCAAAAAGAATCTGTTGGTTTGGCATTAGCACAAGACATCAATGCAAGAATCGATTACGTGCCTCAAAAAGCATCGCACCTAGTATTAGGTACTATGTCTGGTGGAGCAACTGTTATCGACGCAGACGGTGTAGTAGAAATCCAAGTTACTGAATAATCCGTAACTGGTTCGCTATAAACATAAGGCAGGCCCTTTCGGGGGCCTGTCTTTTTTATTTTTATAAATAATGTAAAGGAATTCCTAAATGACCGAAACCAATATTTCCATTTCAAACAAAGCGTTAGTTAAATGTGGAGCAGAAACCATTGCTTCATTTACTGAAGGTACTACAGAATCCAATGTGTGCTCTACCATGTATGATATGACCAAAAAAGGTCTTTTATACTACACATTTTGGAATTTTGCAATTATAAAACAACAATTAAATCGTCTAAATGAAACACCTGCAGATGTAAACTATCTGTATGTGCATTCACTACCAGGTGATGTGATACGAATCAAAGGAGTGTTTGATAACAACGGTTATTATCATGATGATTACAGAGTGGAAGGACAAAAAATTTATTCAAACTCAATCACTTTATTTTTAGAATATGTACAAAATATGGCTGAAGAATATTTTCCTGTATTCTTTACAGAAGCATTAGTTTCTAAATTGGCTTATGAAATCAATGAGGGTGTTACCGGTATTGGATCATTGAATGATAGATTATTAAACGATTTTAACATAAAATTACGAGCGGCAAGAATAGCAGATGGACAAGAAAATCCACCAACCAATGTTATGCCTGCAGGCAGATTGATAGAAGCACACCTAGGCAATACGTCTTCTGACAATGCTAGATTCTTACGACATGAAAACTAATGGCAACACGAAAATTTACTCAAAACAATTTTACTCAAGGACAAGTTGGGCCATATCTAGCAGGTAGAGGTGAAACACCTATCTACAAAGCAGGATTAGAAACCTGTGAAAACTTTTTATGCTTACCACAAGGTGGCATAACCAAGAGAAAAGGTTTTAAATTTATTTCAGCACATCCAGACAACGACACTGTACCTGACGGCTCTACTCCATTAACAACTGTGGGGTTTCATCCAAAAAGTAGAATGTTACCATTTTCATTTTCAGATGGACAAGAATACATAATTTTAATTGAACCACAAGACTCGGTTATATCTACCAATGCTACTATTCATATCTTTTACAATGATACTAGAATTGTAAAATTAACCAACGGCACTGCGGGTAATGTTTTTGATATTACCACTGATAATATTGACGACATTAGATTTACACAATCATTTGATTACATGATCCTGGTGCATCCAAACATGCGACCGGTACAATTGGTTAGAGGATCCAGCAACACAGATTGGAGTTGTACCTATCTTTCTTTTGATCACCTACCACAAGCCAATTTTAATTTTGATGCTACCCTGACACCAGCATCTACTTCAGGCTCCAACACAAACTTTACACTGGCAGGAGGCACATATCGTTGGGTGGATGCCGCGTGGCCGGATGGACACGTGGGTATGCATATTGACGTCAATGGTGGTATGGCAAGAATTAAATC